TTCTTTTTCCAAGTGTGTCGTGAGTTTTCAGGATACTACAAGTTGATGTCTGGACAAAAGTTGACTCAGAATCAAGGAAAAGAGCGGATACCAGTGATTGCCATTGGTAGCATTATTGCCATTGTTGGTGCAATTGTCGCAATATATCTCGCATACAAGGCTGGAGTTTCCCCGTCCGGACTTCGTTTCCCCCTTGGTTTAAGTGGCGGCAGTGCATTCATTGCTGAAACAATTGTTTTCGTGTCAATGTGTGCAGCGGCCGAAATTGGAATTGGGGTTCTCCACGGCGACAAGTCCCCAGCTTCAATTGTGAGCAGCGTTATGTTGTACCTGGTTGTACACATCTGCCTGCAATACGGTGGTTTTTACAGCGACGTTTTTGCCCCCATCAACTGGAATAAGCTAAACTAAAGAATATAGGTTATAAATAAGTATGAATTATGAACGCCTCAGTCACACAGATCACATCCTTAAGCGACCTGACACCTATGTCGGCCCCCTTCCTCCCGAATCTTCCTCATATTGGATTCGTGACGGAGACGTCTTCTTGGATCGTGTACTTTCTGTATCACCTGCACTGGTGAAAATTTTTGATGAAATTTTGGTCAATGCCATCGATCAATACTCTCAGTTTCCCAAAAAGGTGAGTTCAATTCAGGTCAAATTTGATCCAAAAACAGGATCCATCTATGTTCACAATGTCGGTGTTGGAATTCCGATTCAAAAACACGAAAAGGAGCACATTTGGATTCCGGAATTGATTTTTGGTCATTTGTTGACGAGTTCAAATTATAATGATGATGAGCAGCGCGTGACTGGTGGTCGAAACGGGTATGGTGCAAAACTCACCAATGTCTTTTCAAAGGAGTTTCAGATTGAAGTGAGTGATGGCAGTCAGATTTACTATCAAAAGTGGACCCACAACATGTCACAGAAGAGTGAGCCGAAGATTACAAAGTCCGACACGACTCCGTATGTGTGTGTCCAATTTGTACCAGATTATTCACGGTTTGGAGGCCCAGGAGATGTGGCCAAAGTGATTGAAAAGCGAACCTGGGATGCTGCATTTTGGTGCTCCAAGTCGAAAATCTACTTCAACAAGGTGCATCTCAAAGTGAATTCTCTTGAAGAATTTGCCAAGATGCACATTGGTGATGTGGCAACCGCGAAGATGCACACGGATTCGTTTGAAATTTTGGTTGGTCACAGCAAAACTGGTAATTTTCAGCAGTTGAGTTTTGTCAATGGAATTTCGACAACGAAAGGTGGAACTCACGTCGATAAGATTGCGCAAGCGATTGTTGCCGAAATTGGAAAAGACAAGAGAATTTCCGTCAAGCCGGCTCAGATTCGATCTTCACTGTTTCTATTTGTCAAGGCGATCATTGTGAATCCGACGTTTTCGAGTCAGACCAAGGTTGAGTGTACTTCAAAGATTCACGAGACCATTGATATCAAGCCGAAATTCATCAAGGATATTCTTGGGTGTGGAGTCCTTGACGATCTGGTCGCTCTCAGTGTTGCCAAAATTGAAAAGGAGTTGAAAAAGACGGATGGGACGAAAAAGAGTCGAATCACTGGCATTCCGAAACTTGATGACGCAAACTGGGCTGGAACTCACAGATCGACCGAGTGTACACTGATTCTTACGGAAGGTGACTCTGCGAAAGCGCTTGCTATTGCCGGCTTGAGTGTTGTAGGCCGTGATAAGTTCGGCGCGTTTCCACTCCGGGGAAAGCCTCGAAATGTTCGGGATGCAAGCGTAAAGCAAGTTACTGAAAATGAGGAATTTTCGAATCTCAAAAAGATCATCGGCCTGCAGCATGGCAAGGTTTATACTTCGTTGAGAGAATTGCGGTACGGCCGTCTGATGATTATGACTGATGCTGACCTTGATGGAAGTCATATCAAAGGACTTGTGCTGAACATGTTCCACGTGTACTGGCCCAATTTGATTGAATTGGGCTTTGTGGTAAGTATGGTGACACCCATCATCAAGGCGGGAAAACAATGGTTCTTTACCGAAGATGAATTCAGAGCGGCACAGACAACTGGTCCTGTCAAATACTACAAGGGTCTCGGCACATCGACGAGTGCAGAAGCCAGAGAGTACTTTAAACAGATTGACAAGTTGACAGTCGGGTTTGAGTATGACTCCAAGTTGGATGAGTCGATGATGTTGGCATTCAGCAAGGCGCACGCAGATGACAGAAAGGATTGGCTCAAGCGTCACATGGCTGATCCCCCGGAAGGAATTCCGTACGGAAAGATTCGGCGCATCACAGTGACTGACTTTGTCCACCGTGATTTGGCAAATTTCAGCACTGAAGACATTAAACGTTCAATCCCACACGTGGCTGATGGGCTGAAACCGAGTCAGAGAAAGGTTATTTTTGGGTGTCTAAAGAAGAATTTGGTACAGGATATGAAGGTGGCGCAGTTGGCTGGATATGTCGCAGAGCATACAGCCTATCACCACGGTGAGCAATCGCTCCAAGGAACGATTATCAACCTTGCTCAGAATTTTGTCGGTTCAAACAATTTGAACCTTTTGGAACCTTCTGGTCAGTTTGGGACGCGGTTGGACGGTGGAAAAGATGCAGCCAGTCCCAGGTATATCTTTACACGTTTGACTCCCGTGACGAAAAAGTTGTTTGATCAAGCAGATGCACCTGTTCTCAAGTACAATATGGATGACGGCCAGCAAGTCGAACCAGAGTTTTATGCACCCATTTTGCCCCTTATTTTGATCAACGGCGCTGAAGGTATTGGTACGGGTTTCAGCTGTTTTGTGCCACCGTTTGACCCAGAAGCAGTGAAGCAGAATATCCTGTGTGCACTTGACCAAGTGGCTATGGTTCCGATGACTCCTTTTTATAAGGGGTTTCGAGGAACAATGAAAAAGACCAAGGATCACACATGGGTTCTCGAGGGAATTGTCACAAAAGAAGGTGGACAGTATCTCGTGACTGAACTTCCACCTGGAAAATGGATTCAAGATTTCAAAGAGCATCTGGAAGATTTGACTGAAAAGGGGGTGATTCAAAAGTACGAGAACAATTCGACAGAGACGGCTCCAAACTTTCGAATTTGGGGAGGAAATTTCGAAGATCCAGTCAAGGAGCTCGGACTGACACGGACGATTCACACGAGCAACATGTACCTGATTGGACCGACTGGCGCTGTGAAAAAGTACAGCAGCCCGGAAGAGATTCTGAATGATTTCATTGAGATCCGTACGACAGTCTACAGAAAGAGAAAGGCGCATCAGTTGACGGAGCTTGACAAGGAGATTCAGTGGTTGACTGAAAAGGCACGGTTTATACAGAGTGTCATTACTGGCCGAATTCAGGTTATGAATGTGGAAAAGGAACGTGTACATGCACAGATGGTACAGCTGAAATTTCCAAATGAATTTTGGAATAAATTGATGGACATCAAGACATATCAGTACACGAAGGAGGAGGTGGATGGATTGTTGGCACTGTGCCGAGTCAAGACTGAAGAGAGGGAAGCACTCAAGAATACAAGTGTGACGCAATTGTGGAAGAATAATCTGAAGAATATATAGGATGCTTGTACTCAAAGCTGTGGACAAGGCTAAAAAAATTAAAGAATTAGAAAATGAAATTCAACAAAGACTGAAACCTGTAGTTGTACATACAGAACAAAGAGTAAAGTCGGTCGTTTCACGGGAGGACCCTGCACAAAAGTTGAGAACAGCCGTGAAGCAAGAAGAGAATAAAATTAAAAACTTGTTGCAATTCGAACAGAAAATACAAGGTATAGGAATAGCAACAGTTCAGGAAAAACAACCACCCGTTCAAATTCCACCAGATGTCGTGTTGAATCCTGTCCAAGTGAATGGATTTTACAAAGTGTTGAATTACAACACACTTCGTTTCTATGTCACGGTTCCATTTCCAATGTTGAATGCGACACAGCAGATGCCTATTGTGAATGGCTGGAAAGTGATCGGAATGACTGGTGTCGCCGGTCTTGTTATTTTGACCCAAGTGAATCCAAATGAGGGCTCTGTCCAAATAGGAGATGATGAAACCCCAGTTTCAGAATCATATCTCTGGTCATTCGATTGTCAAACGGATACTGAACAAAACATCCAAGGCGTTCAAGGAGTCATCGGAGTCACTTTGTACCCACCCGATGCGAGTTCTCTGACGACAAATTCAATCACGGGCGTTCTGAATGGATTTTATTATGTTGCTCGGAATGATTTAACCTTGTACATTTTGAGTTCAAATATCCCTATTGGTTTTGGAAATGGGTGGATAGTCACGGGGCTGACTGGCCTCAGAAGCAGTAATGTGACAGTCACAAATTTTGTTCCGACTCCTGGACAAATTGTTAATTTGAATTACAATTCATACGCATCTCTACAAGGTGATCAACTGGAGGATAACACGGGTGCCCCTGTCAATGTCAACGTGACAGTTCAGCAACCTGCATCAGACGCAAAGATTATCGGAGCAAACGTAGTTGCTCAGACAGATTACACCCAATCTGTCGTTATGAAATTGAATTCTAAAATAGAAACAACTGGTGGTCCTCCATTACGTGATTTGAATGAAAACATCAAAAGTAAACCCCCATTCCAAGAGGAATACAAGGATCTGCCCAAAGTTGGATATAACGCCGCAACTTCGTATGCATTGTATGCTGTTGGACCTCAAGAAAAGTATGTCCAAGGAAAAGATGACCATGTATGGAGTACTAATTATCCTCAACACAGCAACTTTGTGTGTTATCAGCGGTATGTCCCGATCCAAGGGTCTCAATTTTTAGGACAGACAATCATGGTTCAACTCAAACCCAAAGAGTTGGGTGATTTACTTTCAAACATGTACTTTATATGTCAACTGCCTCCACTGACGAGTTCTTCAAACATTTACACGAATCAGGTTGGGAGGTCCTTGATAGCCCAGTGTGACTTTATGATCAATGATACAATTGTGGAAACAGTCTATGACGATTGGTTTTTCATCAAGGATCAGGTGTTTTTGGATGCGGATGAGCAACTTGGGATGCGGTATGCAGTGAATGGTGGTTCGGTAAACTCTCTGAATCCGACGTCCGGAAACACGACCATCTGCATCCCTCTTGAATTCTTCTTCTGTCGTCGCCATTCGTACAATACGCAGGGCCGGGAACGTCTTCGTCGACCGTATTTTCCAATGTGTGCTCTTTGGCAACAATACATTTACATTCGAATTCAGTTTCAGCCGTGGGTATGGATTTCAAACGATTTAGCTGTTCCAAACAAAGAAATTATACAACCGGCGTTGATTATGGAGGAGATTAAACTGACAGATGCTGAACGTCTGTATTACAAGTCCAAAGATTTGCGGTATGTCGTGAATAAATTGAAGAAGGAATCGGTTTTATCATTCAATAATTTTACACCGCAGCTTCAATTGACGGCAAGTTTTCCAGTTCAGATGCTCATTTGGTTTTTCAGAAACAAAAAGTATGAAACGGTGACTTCTCAGCTGTACAATGACTCGCGGTACGAATATGG